AAATGTCACCGCCGGGCTCGTGGATGGAAGAGCGTCTTGCAGGCTCGCTTTCCACCACGGAGCTGCGTGAAATCATTTCGGATCTGCGCCACGGGTCGCGCTGCGCGGCCTCAGAGATGGAGGCAATGCGAGCACGCATCGCAACGCTGGAAGCGGCTGCATTGCGCGCAGATGAGGGGTGGCTGCGGATGATGGCGCACCTCACCTTCATCAGCCACACGAGCCGTGACGCCGATACGGTCACGTACGCGAACAACGCCATGGCAGAGGCGTTCCGGCTTAATGGCAAATGATTGGCGGGCGCGGGCGATTCCGCGCTGGCGAGAACTGGCCATCGGCTGTCAGCCGATAAGCAATGGCCGGAAAAACTGTCCGTCCTGCGGCTGCGAATCAAAAGCCGGGGCGATGTGCAAAACGTGCAACCGAATTGTGAAGATCACGGGCCGCCCCGTGTACCTCACCCGGTTGATCGAGGCGCTGTGCGACGGCGTGGATGCCGGGCGGCGCGAGGCGTTAAGCGCGTCTACGCTTGAAGGCAAGGAACTCCGCGCCTTCCTGTGGGTCACTAAAGCACGTTATTCGGCCGGGGCCATCCGCGCCCGGATCTACTACCGCAAGAATCGAGTGTCCGTGCGCCTGCGAGCCGTAGCCTAGCCGGTCGCCGTAGTCGTCGAGCACCTTGTACCCCCGCGCACGCGCCAGCCAGTAGATCTGGCCACGGTGCTCGTGCTCGTTCTGCGAAAGCATCCAGTTGTGCTTGTGCCCAGCCCCGTACAGGTGCGCCCAATCGTTCATCAGCGCGGCCTTCTGGAGCCCGTGCAGCGGGTTCCACTGGCTGTGGCCGGGGAAGTCGTGGGCGAGGTGCATCCGGAACTCTGAGCCGTTTGGAGAGCGCAGGGTGACACGGGCACCCCATTCCTCCATCACCACGCCGTGCGGCTTGAACCGCTCCAGCGCATCCCGGCCCACCGGGCCCGGCATGGCGTCGTGGTTACCGATCAGCCAGAGGAACCACGGCACCCCGGAGTCGTTGAAAAACCACTTCACGAGCTTCCGGGCGGTGTGTGCGCTCGTGTCTTGATGAGCCCACAGAGAGGCAAGCCTTCCTCCCCAGTTGTTCGTCGTGTCGCCAAGGTTGCAGGCGTAGATGCCCTTGTTCCGGGCCGCCAGCTCGCAGTGCGCGCTGAGGATGTTCCAATCGCACCCGTTGTCGTCGATGTGCGGGTCGCCCATCAGCAGCAGTGCGTACGGCCCGTCGATCGGCACATCGAACCTGCGCCAGCGCTTGGCCGTAACGTGTTCGATCCGCTTCTGCACCCGGCGCTGCAGCATCTGGATGAGGTCGGCAGTCGGAATGTCGTCATCCGGCAGCTCCGGAGCGGTGGGAATCTTCGGTGCGGCAGCAGCTTGTGAGGGGCGGGCAAGCGGTAGTTGCTCGCGGTTCCAAAAGCCTTTTTGCATTGCCACCTTGGCGCGGCTTTCGAAGCCGCCGATGGTCAGATTGAGGCTCGCTGCTTCTGCAGTCGCGGCCTTGCGCACGTTACCCCCGTGCTGGGCGATGATCTCTGCGATCTCAGCGAGGAACTTGTCTGGCAGCGGCGGGGTTGGCATGAGGCATCAAGCCCGATCCGCCTTGGTATCTAGCTTCGACTCGATGCGCTGCAGCGCTTGGTTGATCTGATGGAACTGACGCTCAGTGTGTTCGAGCTGTGTTTCGAGCCGTGTGACGCGGGTACTGGCATCGAAGTGCTTCAGAATCCCGTCGCGCAGGTCATGCTGCGTTTCGAGCTTGGCAATCTTGTTGTTGAGGCGAACCCAAACTCCAATGCCAGCACCCAGAATGCCCACCAAGGCAGCGACAACCGAAAGATCCATCGACCACTCCTCGAAAGCCCAACGCGATCAAGCGCTTGGATTGTGTAGCGCATGAAAATGCACGAAGCAACGTCAGTTGCGTGCATTTACAGCAGATGGCTTTCCGGTTGTCGCGCCCTTGATACTTAGGCGGCCGCTGCGCCTTGCGCCAGTTCCTTCGGCACGTTCGCGGCAGCCATCTGGGCGTCCAGTTGCTGGCGAACCTTGAACATCGTGTTCACGCTCACCTTCGCCTGCAATTCCAGCAGGCCAGCCATGATCACGTTGGCATCGTTTCCGTCGATCTTCAGTGTGAACTCAATTTCCTGCGACATGGGCGCTTCCTCGTGGGGTTGAAGTGCATGAAAACCTAGCCGAAATTTCTGAGCGGCTCAATGCTAGGTGCCAATTTCAGTGTTGCAGTACATCGAGAATGATCGGCTTGCCAGTACGTTGCTGTTCACATCCCTAATGCTGATAGTCCCGGCGGCGTCGGCATAATACGAGCCGATTGAGCTGCCGGAAGCAAGCACACGCCACGATCGATTCGTACTAAGCGCCAAAAGCGTGCCCGTCGTTCCTTGGTTGAGCGCTCCGCTGCTGAGCGTTACGTATGCGTAGTAGTCACCAACGCCGCCGGTGCCGGTTTTCCACGTGAATGAAGTGAAGTCGGTGGTGGCTTGGAACGAGTTGCCGTGTCGATAAGCGCCGGTGCCGTCGTTGCGCAAAATAATGTCTACATAACTTTCTGTGTAAGCCGGGCTTGACCGATAAACGAACTCTAGAAGGTTTACATCGTAGCCGCCGGCTTGCTCGTAGTACGGCAATGAAGCAGAAAGCGCCTGCCACGTTTTTCCGCGCAGGTCATTCATAGAAATAATCGTGCCGCTGCCGCCGACGCCCGCAAGCGTGCGCACGTTGGCGTCGTTCATCGTGATGTAAGCCGTCGAAGCGTAGCCAAGCTCAACGTTTACATCCGACAACGATATTGTGCCTGTGGGCGTCGGCATTGCTTAGGCCGCAGGCGGAACGGTTGGGGCAGGCGGAACGGTTGGGGCAGGCGGAATGGTTGGGGCCGGTGCCCACGGAAGCGGCTTCTGCTCCATCGCGAGCCTCTCGGCTTCCTTGGCGACCACGTATGCAATGTGCATCTTGATGCCTTCGAGCGTCGTCGGCACGCCCGGAACCGGCGGGGCGTCCAGCCAAGCCAAGATCTGCTCTTCGGTGAGATCGCCAAACGCGGTGAAGTCCTCTGGGCTTGGGCTGCCCACTTTCAGTGACGCCGGAAGCGAAAACGTTGCTGCGCCATCCGTGCCCGTGACGGTCACATCAACCTCTTTGACAACATCACTCAAGCCATTTTCGCTCTGTACGCGAACGGCGTTTACTTTGTACGTATACGTAATTGCCATGTCAGTCTCCTAGTGAAGTTTGGATTTCAGTATTTCAATCTCGCGCTTGAGCGCTACGATTTCCTTGGCCAGCTCGACGGCCGACGCCATCGCGGCGTTGCCGTACGACACAGACAACGTGCCCATTTCATCCTTCGCCTTGAGGATCGCCTGCGGCAGCAACGGTTGCAGCGATTGCGCCGACACGCCAACTTGCTCCATACCGTCGTCGATACGCTCGTAGAGCCCGTTGCGCACCTGCGCGAGCCGCTCGACGAAATTATCCGGCATTGAACGCCAGTTGCGCTTTAACCGCTCATCAGAATACGCGGTGATGTTGCCACTGGCCACGATCGAGTTCGAGATAGCGCAACGAAACCCACCGTTATTGATAATGAGCATCCCGTGGTCGGTAAGGTTGCCCGCAATACCGCCTGCGTTTGGATGCGACCACGCGATGCCGTACAGGCTGCCTGTGGTTGTGCCATCGGCAGGCAGCTTGTAACTGTCGCCCATGGCGAACACGCCTTGGTAGCGATACGAGGAGTACACGCCAACGATGCCGTTGCCGTAGTTGTCGTCGATGTAGAAGTTGCCGTTGGCGCGTGTGGCGCGAGCAGCCGTAATGTTCCAACTTCCCGACGCGTTGCCGCCGGTGAGGGTTGGTGAGTAACTGTTGTAGTTGCTGCTGTCGAGAATGGTCGCGTCCGTGCCGCCACCGGGGTCGCCTTTGCTTATGTAACCCGTGCCCGCCGACCACCGCATTTGCCAGCCGTAACCTTCGCGATGAAACCCGACGACGTTGCTGTTCACCATCAGCGTCGAGCCAGAATCGAAATGAATCCCATGCCATCCGTTTCGGCTTCCAGCGATGCGCCACGACCCATAAGTGACGTTGTTCGGGTAGAAATGCGCCCCGTTCAGCGGGCTGTACAGGCCGCTGTAATTGCCAAACTCAATCCATTCGTTGCTGTAGCACCGCGCTCCGCTTGTCCACGGCCCGTTCATGCGACTGCAGTCTTGAATGGAGTTACCGTTTAGATAAATCGTGCCGTACAGCCAGTTGGTTCCTGTGCTGTACACGCCAGCAGGGGCATAAATCGCCTCGCCAGTGCCCGCTACGTTTCCGTTGCCACGGTAGGCGTATGAGTACAGTGTGTTAGTGACGCGAACGTTGGCATCGCCGGTGTTAACAGAGAAAACAACCGTTCCAAAATCTTCGCTATCGTAAAAACGAACGCCGCCGTAACCGGCCTGTGCGCCAATGCGTATGCCCGTGTGCCATGCAAGGTCTAGCTTGGTGTAGTTGCCGCCGTAATTGTTGAAGTTTGTTCCAATGTAATAGTTGCCTTGCGCGTCGGTATTGCCTCCGCCAAGCAGCAACCTCACGCCATCACGAGTGCTGTGGGCGTTGTCATCGTAACCTCCGCCAAACAGCACGTGACGGTGATCGGCTGGGTTTAAGCTGACGCTCCAACTCCCGCCACTGTTGAGCAAACCAAACCGGCCGCTAGTTTCTGCGTACAGGTAGCCAAGGATTGAGCCTGCGTGCCCGTTGCGCAGCCGAATGCCAGTCGTTCCAGAGTATCCGACGTTCCAATATTGACCGTCAGAGTACCAGTGGTTTGCGGTTGCTTGGTTATACAAGCCAGTGCCGCTGTTGTAATTGCGCAGCCAACTATCTGCGTAGATGTCACTACCGCGAATATCCTTGCCAGCAGAGTTCCACTGATATCCTTGGAGGGTGGCTGCGTTACCAGTGATACTAATACCCCAAGTACCGGATGCCCCGCCGCCGGTAAGCGTTGGCGCATAGCTGTTGTAGTTGTTCGAATGGAGCTGGAGATACCCGTTCGTATACAGGTCTACGTTGAAGTAAAAGTTTGATCTGTCGGTGTAAATGTGGGCGTGGCTACCGTTTGCTGGCCCCAATTGAATCCAGCCGGAAGGTGTGGTGTTGCGTAGCCCCCAATCGCCCATCTGCACGGTGTACCCGCCACCAAAATTCAGAGACGCTGCAGAGCCCGTGACGTTGATGCCCCACGTACCGGATGCCCCGCCACCGGTCAGTGTTGGTGAGTATGAGTTGTAGTTGCCGGCGTGCAGAACTTGGTTTCCCGCCTGCGTGATCGCGCCGCCCGCATTGAACGACGCAGGCGTACGCAGCGCACGAAGATCTCCGGTGATGTTGGTAAAAGATGCGGAGGTGACTTGTGAAGCGGTGAACGCGCCGCCCATATCCATCGTGTTGTCGTAGAACGAAGCGTTATGGATCTTGCGCAGGATGATCGTGCCGTACTCCCACGTAGAAGAGCCAGTGCCAAACACGACGCAGTATTGACCGTCTACGTAGCCAAGCCGCACCTCTTTGCCACACTGCCCAATAATATTGGCCCCGACGTTGTACCAGCCGGACGACCAATTGTGGCCACCAACAATGACTGTGGACACGGCATTTGAGTTGTATTCGTAAATATCGAATACCATGTGAACCATGCCGTAGTTGCCGGAACTGCCCGGCAACTTGAAGATGACCATGCCCGTAGATGTGCTGCTTGCCGACCAGTTGGCAATTGGCCGGGCGAGGTTGTTGCCTTGGCGAATCGTGTTGCCGTTGACGCGCAAAGTGCCGTTAAAGGTCGATGAGTCATTGGTGCCGTAAGCGACGTTGATTCCGCCGTACGTAGACAGCCCTTGGTTTGGGGTATTTCCTTCGCCTTGCCCCCACCCACTTGGGTTTCCAACTCCGACCTTGTTGTAGAGGTGGATGTACTCGTTGGTGAATCGCCCACGAATGCCGTACAGGTTGATCGATTCTCCGTTGCTGAAATACGTGATTCCGCCGATCGTGCTGCCGCCGCCAATAGAGGGCGCGTAGCTCGTGTAATTGCTCGTGGTCAGCAAGCCTAATTGGCTTATTACGTGCGCTGGCGATGACTTTCGATTGTAATTGTCCGCCCCGCTGTTTGTCCAAAACGCAGCGATCGACGGGTTCTCTGTGTTGCTGCTCGACTGGTTAAAGTGAACGCCGAAAAAGTAGCGACCGTATATGTCGCCGCCGCTGTCGCGCTGTACTAGCCTGTTTGCAGTCGCCGCCGTATCTGCGCCAACGGTGATCGTGCCGCTTCCTGCACCGTCGCCGATTCGCAATCCACCGCGAGCCTCTATGGGGCTTTGGACATACAGACCAGCGGTTTGTCCGGTCTTAGGGAGATACAACCCGTAACTTGCAAAGTTTGCTACGTCATCAGTTGACTCAGATCTTACCGTTAAGCGACCACCGGATTTGTAGATGCCGTTCGTGGTATCGGTAAAGTAGAGCGTGCCGGTAATAGTCCCGCCCGTAAGCGGCAAAGCGTAGCTGCTATAGTTTCCGCTATGCAGAAATGGGCTGTATGCCCCGCCGTTATAAAAAACTGGGTTGTGTTCGTAAACCCACGTCCAACTGCCGCTGCCGTTGTGCAGAAATACCCTGCTTGAGACGTTTGCGTCCGACCGGGTCAACCCAAATCCCCACGGGCTGCTGCTGCTCGTCGTTAAGTTGAGCGGCTGCGAACCCCCACCGTTAATGCTGACGGTGCCGGTAATAGTCCCGCCTGTGAGCGGTAGCGCATAGCTGTTGTAGTTACCGGCGTGGAGGATGAAATTGCCGTCTATACGAAGCCCATTACCATCTCGCGCTTCGATCGTGTTTGATGTGTACCCAGCACGGTGGAAAGCAAGCGCAACAGTACCTGCATCTGTCGACTTCAACTCAAGCTGGGCGTTGTTCCAACTGCCAGCCGTCGCGCCAATGTTGCCGCCGATAGCGTTAAGGGCCGACCGGCCTTGCCCGCCAACGGTTAAGTTTGGAACGTAAAGCTCGCCGGTGAGCGTGCCGCCCGCGAGCGAGAGCACACTCAGCGCCGCACGCGCATCGGCTGCGTTCGTCGATCCAGTACCGCCCTGCGCGATCGGGAGCACGCCCGTGAGGTGCGCAACGTCGGAGTAGTCGAGCATGGTCTGCGCGGTGATGCGCAGTTGGAACTTGTCGTTGGTGCTCCAGACGCCCGCAACGGTGCCTTCCTGTGCGCGCACCACCGTGAGCGTGTCGCCCGATCGGGCGGTCACCTTCACAATCTCCATCAGATCGACGTTGTTCTCAGCGACGATGGTGCCCCAGAAGTAGTCGCCTGCTCCCAGCGTTGGGAAGCGGCTTCCGGTGCCCGTCGTGAGCGTGATCGAGGTGGCCGATGTGCTTAGCCCCGCAGCGAGTTCGGAGTAAGCGTTGTTGGTGATCTTGATGCCCATTTAAGCAGCCTCTGCGGTGACATTCGACGCGGTAACGGCGGCGTAAATGCCCCCGCTTTGCGCCGTGTAAATCTCTTCGGGTATAGCGGTGGCTTCCGCGTAGATCAATTCAGCGCGCACCGTGGCGCGCAGCGTGCGCGGCGTGGCGGCGAGTGCGAAGCCGTAACTTGTGTAGATGATCCGCCGGATGCGTGCGGAGCTGATGGCGGTGACGGTGGCCGAAGCGCTGAGCGGAATGGCATGGCCCAGCGCCGCCGTGATGGCGGGAGCCTGCGCCTGCGCGCTGCCTGCAAGGCGTACGGCCAGCGAGAGCGTGCCGGTCGAGGCGGGCGCTGCTGCAGCAATGGCCGCGAGCGGTGCGGCGCGGGCAATGGCCCCTGTGGTGGACGACCGGCTCGCAGCCAGCCCGGCCAGCGGCGTGGCTTCGTTGCCCAGCGCGGCGGCGGCTACGCCAGTGGCGTAGATCGAGGCGGCAAGGGGTACGGTAACGCCAAGCGCGGCATCAGAGCCCGTATTGGCGGCGCACGAGCCCGCCATGGGCACGGCAAGGCCCAGCGTGGCGGTGGCCGCCTGTGCCGCGAGCGCTGCCCCGGCGAGGGGTTTGGCGCTTTCGATGGCTGCGGAGGCGCTGCTACTGGCGGAAACCACCCCGGCAAGGTTCGGCTGCCGATCGAGTGCGGCGCTGGCGAGCCCGGAGGCGGCCGCAGAGGCGGCGAGCGGCGTGGCGTGGGTGGTAAGGCCCAGCCCCGTGGCCACGGCCTGCGCAGCCCCAGCAAGCGGCTTCTGAGCGATCGCATCGGCGGTGGCACTGGCCACGCAAGCGGCCACCACACCGGCCACCGGCTTGAGCAGATCAGCGGAGGCGGAGGCAGCGCTTGTGGCGGCTGCAGATCCGGCGGCGGTGTAGGCCACGAGCACTGCGCCCGTGGCGGAGGCGGAGGCGGAGCCTGCACCTGCCATGCGACGGTCGGCCACGGCCAAGGCGGAAGCGCTGGAGGCGGCGGAGATCGCCCCGGCCAGCGGGCGGGTGGTGTCCAGTGCGCCTGCCGCAGTCGAGCGAGCAGCAGCAGCCCCGGCAGAGTGCACCACCACCGTGAGCCCAAGTGCGGCAGCGGCGTTCGAGACTGCAGCCACGCCCGCGACGGAAACGATCTTCTGCAGCCCGGCCGAAGCTGAGGCGGAGCTGATCGCCTGCGCAAGCCCGTCGAACGTGGCGTTGATGAGCAGCAGCCCGGAGGCGGTGCTACGGGTCGCGGCATTGCCCGCTAGCGGCGCGCTAGCAGTAGGCGCGGCGGAGGCAGAAGCCCGTGCGGCGGCGCTGCCTGCTACGATGATGCCAAGGTGCACCCCAGCCGTGGCGGCCGCTGAGGCGCTGCCAGAGGCGACCACGTTGTAGATCGAGCGTGGGTCGGCCGAAGCGCTGCTGGCTGCCGATGCGGCCCCAGCGAGGTTGCGCGAGAGGTCGAGCAATGCAGTTGCATTGCCCTGCCCGGCGGCGGTCGCGGCGATCGGCGCGGCGCGGGTGAGTGCGGCGGTAACGGTGCTGCGCGCAGTGATGGCGGCGGAGCACGAGAGCTCGCCCACGGCGGTTGCGGTAGCGCTGGCCCGCCCTGCGGCGCTGGCCCGGAACTCGTAGGCCACCACCGGAGCTCCGGAGGCAGTGACGATCGCCTGCGCTGCGCCGGTAACGGGGAATATGCACGTGGCGTATCCGGAGCCCGTGGCGTTGGCAGAGGCGATGGCCCCCAGCGGCGCGTACTTATCGACGGCCCCCGTGGTGGCGCTGCGTGCGGCCACGGAGGCGTCGAGCGGCGCGTACTTGTCGAGTAGCGCGGTGGTGGTGCTTGCCGCCGTAGCGGTAACGCCAAGGGGCGCGTGCTTGTCGAGCCCAGCGGAGGCGCTGCAGAGCGCGGAGGCATTGGCCCCCAGCGGTGCGTATTTGTCAGCCGCTACAGAGGCGGCGCTTGTGGCGATGGCCGCGCCAGCAAGCGGCACCTGCTGAGCGAGCGCGCCTGTCGCGGTGGAGACTGCTGCGGGGGAAGCGGCAAGGCGAGCCACCTCGCCGCCGGTGCCGTTGAATACGGTGCGGTTAAATACGAACCGGCCAAAAACGGCGTTCGACATTGCTCGTTACCTCACGCCGCAGCAAAACAGCACGAGCGCGCCCGGATTGAGCGCGCCCGTGCTCAATGGGTGGACTGCACCCGATTAATCGTCAATCTGCACCGTGAGCGAGGCGGCCGGGAACGTAACGGTGTCGCCTTGGTTGATCGTTTTCGCAATCTGCAGCGCCCCGTACCAGAGCAGGTTGCCGCCGGTCGAGGCGTCGTAGATGGCGAAGTGCGTCACCGTGCCCCACGAGGCTGTCGGCGTCGGGAAAGTGATGATGCCGTTGTTGCTTGTGGTGCCGTTGGTGCCCGACGATGTGGAGGTCGAGCCTGCGCCCTGCGTTCCCGCCCAGTTCGTGAGCGACGGGGCAAGGTTCTGGCGTGCGTAAGCGTTGCCAGAAACCTCAGTGCCACCGCCGGTATCGGACGGAGCAGAGGTAAGCAGGCCCACGTGCAGGCCAGCCGGGGGAGTGAACGTTTGGGCTCGAAAGAACCAATCGATCACTTTGTTCTCAAGATAGTTCGACATTGCGGCCATGAAAATCTCCTACTGGAACCGTTCTCGTACAAAAAACCTCAGCGGATCGAATGCCGTCTGCGGCTCTCCCGCGATGCGCAGCTCGATCTCGGCGTGGTAGAACCCGGCGGGCACATCCAGTGCGCCGGGCGGGAACGTGGCCACGCATTCGCCGTTCTGCCCGCCGTTCACCTTGGTGACGGTCAGCAGAGCCAACGTGCTTTCTGAGTGAGCGGGAGCAAAGCGCACCACTACTTCCGTGGTTGGGCTACTCAAGTTGAGCCCTGCGCCGTTTGCTCTCGTGAAGTGCAGATCTACGGCGATGCCTTCATCACCGCGCACTACTCGAATTATTTCGAACGGTGCCACGAGTTTGCTCAATCATCAATCGTCGCAATATCGAAAAACACGCTGGCGGAGGCGAAGGTGTCGTTCACCGTTGTCACCGCGCTGATACTTTGGGCTTCGATGCTTGCGAGCGCGTCGAGCGCTTCCATGCTGGCAAGCAGCTCTTCCACAGAAGTGGCGGCCAAGGCGGCCCCGCGTGCGCGTGCGTAAGCCTCCTGCAGCACCTGCGCGTTGGCGAACAGCGGCCCTGTTGGGGCGGGCTGATCGAGCAGGAAGCCAAGGCTGGCGACGGCGAGCGCGCCAAAGCCCACGCCCTGCAGCGCTACGGCACGCGGGTTTACGCTCACTGCAGGCGCTCCACGGTGGTGGTGGTGCCGGCGGTGGTGATGCTCTGGATGATGCTGCCTGCGGTGCGCTGCGTGGGAGATACGGCGAGCGGCGCGCCCGGCTCAAGGCCGTGGATGCGGTGCAGGTTGCTCAGCATCGTGTGGATCTGCACCACCGTGGCGGCCGCGCTCAGGCCGTTCGGCAGCACATAAGCCCAGATGGCCGCTGCCGAGTTGGCCGCGTACAGGTTGCCTTCTGCCGAGAATCCATCCTGCGCTTCAAGCGCCGCGAGCACGCCACGGATGTGCAGAAGCCCTGCTGCCTGCAGCCCGTCGAGCCCAGTTTCCGTCCCCGCGAAGTTGCCCGAGATCTTGAGCTGGCCGGTGGCCGAGGTGGCAACCAGATCTCCGAGCGTGGCGGAGAAGGTGCCGACGATGGGCAGCTTGGCGGTGCTCGTGACGGCAAGCGTGCCGAGCGTTGCGCTTACGGTGCCTGCGACCTGCAACTGCGCCGAGGCGGAGCCCGTGAGAGCGCCAAGCACAGAGAACGTGTTTCCGCTGATCCGCAGTTGGCCCGTGGCGGCGGAGGAGAGCGCGCCGAGTTGGCTGGAGAGCGTACCGACAACGGGCAGCCCTGCGGCAAAGGTGGCGGTGAGCGTGCCGAGCGTGGCGCTGAGCTGCGCCTGCAGTAGCAGACGGCCAGTGGCGGCCGCCGTGAGATCCGATAGCGCGCCACCCGAGGCCGCGTTGATCTGCAGCGCGCCGGCCGCTGCGAGCGAGAGGCTGCCAAGTGTTACGTTGAGCTGGCCAGAGTTGGAGGCTTGGATCGCGCCAGCGGCGTTGAGCGTAAGCGCACCGAGCGTGGGGCTTGCCGTGGCCCGCAGCTCAAGCCTGCCCGCCGCCGATACCGTGAGCGCATCGAGCGTGTAAGCGCTCGCGCCACGGATTTCGAGTTGCGAAGAGGAGGAAAGAGAAAGATCGCCAAGCGTAGCGCTCAGCGATCCATTCACGCCGGTTGTAGTTAGCTCTCCGGTAGCGGAGAGTTCCAGCGTGCCTAGTGTCGCATTGACGACCCCGATGCCGCCGCTAACTCCCGACGGGGAGAGTAGCGTAAGGAGCATCGGCTGTTACCCAAGAGTCAGAAGTTTGTTGAGCGTTGTCTGCGTTTCATCGATCAGCGCATCAATGCGTGCGACCTGATCCGCGTCCCCCAGCTTTACGGCAGAGGAACGCAACTGCGAGAGATTCGCGAGGCGAGCCCGGCACATCCCAACCAGTTCATCAATGGTCATGTCACACCACCTGTTGCCGCAGCAATACGGCCGAGGTGTTGAGCAGCATATAAACGTAATCGATCTCGGTGGCGCCGTCTTTGTAGGTGACATCGAAACAAGTGTCGCCGAGCACCGCCGCGCCTTGGGTGTATGTCATGGTGCTCCAAGGCTGCATCGCGTTTTCGGCGAAGTCATACGCGAACCAACGGCCCGTCGCCTCCTTTGAGATGTACAGCCGGTCTTTGCAGTAGCTGTATTTCGAGCCGGTGGTAAAAGTTTCCGCTGCCGGCGCGTAAGTGATTGCGGCCCACGAGTTCGCGGCGATGTCGTAGCGGTCGAGCAGAGCGCCTGCGCCGCCACGGAAGCTGTAGATGTAACGGCCGTTGAGGATTGCGTTTTCGTTCGTCCAGTCAGCCGCACTTACGCTGTGAATCCAGTGGCCGCTCGCGCCCAAGCCCGGAGCCGCAGCACGCGCCACAGCCGGGCTGAGGGTTGTCCACGTGTTGCCGCTCACGCTGTAGCGGTAGAGCGTTACTGCGTTGTTGCCCATGAAGTAGATGAAGTCATCATTTCCTTCAAGGCTGTACTGGCTCGTGGCATCGGGCTGCGTTGTCCAGTTTGCAGAAACGGTGAGCACCGTGCTGGTGTTCGACGCCACCGTGCGGATCTGGCCAGCACCCGTGCCAGCACTGATGCGCACCTGCGAGTTCGCCCACTGGTTCGTGGCCCAGTTCTTCGCCGAGTTCGTGAGCGTGTTCGCGCCGCCAGCCGTAGCCGTGCCGGTGGCAAATGATTTGAACCCGCTATCGATCCATGCCGGCGTCGATATGAGCCGGCCGTCAGTGGCAACCGTTGCCGGGAGGCCGGTGTTCGCAAGCGTTACCCACGTGTTCGTTGCGAAGTCATACTTTTTGAACGAACCCGCCGCGAGCGTACCGGCGCCGAGCACGAAGAAAACGGGCGCTTTGATGCGGTACTGGCTCGTGGCGTCGAAGGCCACCGCCTCTGCATCTGTGAACGTGATGACGGCGTTTGCGCCGATGGTGTTCGACGCAATCGTTTTTAGCTTGCCAGAGTTGGTGCCGCCAACGAAGAAAACCGAGTACCCGCGAAGGTCGCGAGCAAGCGTTTGGTTGGTCGTGATCGAGGTGGTCGATCCGGCCGTGGCCGTGAGTGAGGACACCGCAGCGGTGGCGCCCGTCGAGAACGAGCCTGCCACGCCGCACGCTCCAGCGCCGAAAGTACCGGCAAGCGCGGGCGAGGGCAAAAGAATCCAGCCGTCTTCTTGCGGGTTGTAGAGTTGCGCGCCAGTGTTGCTGGATATTAGTAGCTGCTGCTGGCGGTAGTGGCGGCTCGAAACGATGAAATGAGCCGCCGCCGTCGCCTGCGGTGCGGGGGTGCAAAATTCCCAGCGCTTGAGATCGAGGATTTTGCGATTGCCGTTGGTCGTTGCCATTTAGGTCACCGAGATGTTACGTCGCAAGGAATCTGCGCCGAGTCGCATGAGCGACGGGATTTGTTCGGTGGCTGCAAAGCCGCCGATCTGCGTTTGGTTCGTGAGCGTTGAAACCGTCGTAACCGTGCCCACCGTGGTGATGGTGGCGAGAGTAAGGCTGGCCGAGATGGCGTCGATGGCCACGCGCATACGCGATGCGGTATCGGGCTGCATTTGCCCCACCGTGCGGGTGAGTGCCTGCAGCGCGTAGCGCATTGCCTCAATGGCTTCGATGGCTTCCCCAAGCACCTGCACGGGCATGGGGTTTGCGCTTGAAACATCGCCATCGGAGACGCCATCGCTGCCAAGCACCACCTTGACGCGTTGGTGATGCTTGCCATCGATCTCGTCTGTCGCTACCTCAGCGCCAGCTCCGGGGGTATAGCCAAGGTTGTCGGCCATCGTTAGGCGTTCGCATCAGTGAGCGTGAAGCCGGTAACGGTGAACTGCTGGCCGGCCGTGAAGCTCGTGCTATCCACCGTCATATCGCCACCGCCAGCGGTGAGCGTAACCGTGCCCTGCAAGTGGCAGATGGTGCCCGCGCTGTCGTACAGGCGGAAGTGAGCGGCGGTGCCGGTGTTGTCGGCCGATGAATCCACCCACGAGCCAGAGAGCGCCTTTGAGCCGTTCGAAGCGGCGGCCATCCAGTCTGAGGGAAGCGTGATCGCGGCAAGCACGGTGCCCGTGTCAGCGGCCGCGCAGTTTGCCGGAGCGGCGCCAGAGCGAATGCGAAGAATCGCGCTCGTGCCTACCGTTGATTCGATTACGTCAAGTCGAGCATTGCGAACCGCAGTCGAAAGCTGAATAGCCATTGTTTGATCCTATGGTTAGAGCACAGCGTGGCCCTGACGAAATAGCGGCGTGCTAGTGCGCGCCACACAATCATCTCCGCCGATTGCTTGTTGTCAACGGCAGAAAACTGACGGGTTAAGCGTGCGAAATTGTCGCAGTGTTGATCATCAGAAGCTGTCCTTCGGAAAAGGTCACCGAGTCGAGCACGATGTCCGTTCCAGTGAGCCCCACTGTCAAGCCTGTGATTACGTCATTGCCTGCCGAGTCCCGAATGCGGGCGGCAGCGGCGGTGCCGGCGGCGTTGGCAGAGGTATCGCTGCGTGGGAATCCGGAGAACGTGAGCACGCCAGCGGCCACGGTTCCGCATGGATCGCCCAAGGTGATCTCAGCGAGCACGGTGGCCATGCCTGCGGTGCCAACCTGCAGCACGCCGGGGCCAGCCCCTGCATCGATCTGATCGCGAACCGCCGTCAATCGGGCATTCTTCGCGGCTGTGCTGTAAACGATAGCCATGTTTCGCTCCTGTGGTTAGGTCGTGGCGAACTTTTCGCGAACGATGCACTTCACCGTTTGGTAAACGGTCTGCTTCTCGCCGTTAAAGTCCACTTCGATTTCGAACTCGTAGTTCCCAGCCGGCACATCCAGCGTGGAGCCGGGGAAGTTGAACTGCACTTCGCCCGTGGTGCCGTTGCCAATCTTCGTGGTTGAGAGCGTTGCCAGCGTTGTTTCGCTCGTGACGGAGCGGAACCGCACCGATACGGTGGTGGTAACTGCACTCAGATCGATGGCTACGTTATCCGCATCGGTGAGCGTGATCTTGATGTACGGGCGGTTGTTGCCGCGTACGAGTTTGATTTCGTCGGCCATCGATTATTCCTCTTGATCCGCTTCGCCTTCGGCCTGCGCGGTCGCTGATGCGATGCGCCCCTGCATTTCGGCCATGTCTGTCTGATCGCTCATCGAGCGCAGCTCTGAATCCACGCCTTCCTCCGGCGCGAGCGGCAGGCCCGCTGCGTTGCGCAGGTGGTTCTCCAGCTCTCGATCCGGGAACAACGGGGCGCCGGCCGTCGTGAGCTTGGTGATGAACTCGCCCAGCGCGGTCAGATCCGGCTTTTCCAGATCGCCTGCCACGAGGGTGGGCATATATTCCACATCCATGCCGTTGAGCTTCCAAAGCCGCGGCATGAGGTGGCGGTTGAACGTGTCGCAGATCGAAGTGGTGAACGCCCCCACTGCGGTGGCGAAAAGCTGCGTCTTGTCGCTGGAAAGCGCGAACGAGCCCGTGGCCCCTTGGCCAAGGAAGATGAAATCCGCGAGTACGGAACCGGCGATGCGCTTGTCGTAGCGGTCGATGATCTCCGTCGTGTTGAACGTGCGCGAGCCGCCTGCGTTGAGCAACTTCACATCGAACATGAGGTTGCCCGACGAATCGCGGGCGCTGGGCAGCACGAGCCCTTCCTGTTGGTCGCGGCGGATGCTGCGGATGAGGCGCTTGTACTCGTTGGCAACGGCCTTATCCATCGGGTCAGCGTCTGAACTGAGGTACTGCGCGGGGATGTAAGCGATAGGCAACCCGGCCAGATCGCGCTCGATGCCCACGGCCTCAATCTCTTCGATGCGCTTCTTGAAGTACCACGGCCTATAGGCGTTGCGCAGGACGCTGCGGCCTTCCGGGTTGTTTTTCTCTTCGGTGGTGCGAAAGAGCACGATCTTTTCAATCGGGATGAACACCTGCGGGCCTTGCCACGGTTGCTGATACAGCCCGTCGATAGATCCATCCTCCGGATCGATCTCCCAGCGGTTGACCGTGTTTTGGGCGCGCAGCGAGAGTGCGCGCAGCCCGATGCGGCCGTCCGTGTAGGCAGATCGGCGGCTGCCATCACGGGCATCTGTGCCGTCGCGCTTCTTCCAGATGATTTCCATGGGCGCGAAGCCGTAGGTGAACATGGAACAGATCTCTGCCACCACGCTCGACCACGAGACGCTCATATCGTTGAGCACCTCTTCCGCGAACTGCTTGGCGGCCTCTGATTCTGGGGAGTCGTCGGCGCTTTGGAAGCTCCACTGCACCTGCCGGATCAGCGTGGTGATGGCAAACAACATGGCCCCGATGGTGGGATCGTTGTCGGCCATTTCGCGATAAACGCGGGCGGCGTTGTTGCCGCGCAGCTCTTTCACGAACTCTTCGTTGACGTATCCGCCGTACTGCTGCAGGCCAGATGTGCCAACGGTGCTGGCGTCGTACTTGACGGCCTTGCGCTCTGCCATGGTTACTCTCCAGATCGATCGCCCGAAATCCACGGGCTAATCCGTGGCAGTGAGTCGGGTCGGGAATTGAGGGTTTCGGGGAAGCTCTGGCGGCGCTGCTCTTCTGCAAGTGCCAGTGCCATCACACAGTCATCGTGAACGCCTTCCGGCGCGCAATATCGGACGCCCGTGCGCGTGTACTCGTACTCGAAGTTTTCCAGCTCTTTGCGAATGTGACCGTCTGGAAATCGGATGCGGCGCTGCTGGATGGCCATGACGAGCCCTTCCATGAGGCGCTGTTTGGATTCGGAGGTGAACTTGAAGCCGGTGAAGTTGCCGCGCTTGCGCTGCAGGCGCTCCACGATCGGGTCGCCAACGCCCGTCGAGTCCACAAGGGTGGGAGTGTTGCCAGTGAGCTGCAAAATGCGCCGCTCCGTTTCTTCCCACGGCCCCTGCCAGCGCTCGAATCCGCACACGTTGCCCATGCGATCGAGCCCGATCACCACCGTCCAGTCGAACGATTTCGCGAGGTCGATGCCGATGGCGGCGGGGCGGGATTCGGATAGCGGTGCGACACAAGCGGCGATGTGCTGGATGCCAAACGGGTTGCCTTGGTCGTCGGAGGGTTCGGCAAGGTAGAGCTCGCGGAACACCTGTTCGGGCAGCGCTCGCTTGGCATCCTCGATCTCAGCCGCATCGAGCACGCCACCGGCCACCGCGTCGTAGGCAGTGAGCTTGGCGTAGCTGTAGCCGGGTTCGCCGGATTCGGCGCGTCGGGCAATACGGTAGTGCCAGTTGGCCCGTCCCTTCACGTTACCGATGATCCGCACCGGGCCTCTGGTAGCGGTGAGGGTGGAGCGCAGAGCAATCCACGAATCCTCGCGGCAGCGGCTGGCCTCGTCCACCACGGCGGCGTACACATCCTCACCGTACAGGTTGTCGGGCTTTTCGCCCGTCTTGAACCAGATCGTTGAGCCCACGCCCAGCAGCGTGATCTTCAGATCGGCCTCGTTTGCCGCGAACGATCCTGTAGGTAGCCCGGCCTTGATGCGACGGAACGCGATCTTGGCCTGCGGGTAGACCGGGGCTACCCACCAGAAGTTGCGGTTGATGCCCGCTCTCATGTACGCCTGTTCGACAATCCACGCCATGCAGCCAACCGTTTTCCCGGCCTTGGTGCTGGCCTCGACCACGCCGTAGCGGGCTGGCTCGCCGTTCAGATCCACGCAATCGAAAATTGCCCGCTGCTGAGCGGGGTACAGCCATGGGCGCTCGTACTCGATCTCAAGCAGTTTGCGGGCGGCACCCATTAGGCGCTCTCCGCCTTGTCACCCAGCCGCAGGCGCACCTTCACCGGCCCCGGCGTTTCCACCTCTACGTCGGCCTGCGCGGCGCGATCGTTCCAGCCGCCCTTGCTCTTGAGCACAAAGATGCTGGCGGTGAGCGCGGCCTTCAGATCGGCCGTCTGCTGCGCGATGCGGTACAGGTTCGCGGCCACCATGGAAATCATCCGGGCCTTGCCGTGCGCCAGCTCATCCGCGTAGTGCTTGCGCAGTGTCACCTCGTCGATCTCCACAAGCCTTGCGGCCTGCGCGTGCGTCATGTCGTTGAGCATGGCGAGCGATACAAGGTTGCGGGTTTGGGCGGTCGGCACGTGGCCAACTGGCCCCGGCTTTTTTCTAGGGGGAGCGGTTGGAGGCTGTGCGGCCTGCTGGGCTTTCTTCATTGGGTATCACCGGAATGATATTTCTGCTTGCAAACCGCCCCTGCGGCTGGCATATTGTCACCGTACTGATACCGGGAAGCGGTTTTTGGGGGCGCAACCATCGGAATCTCACGAAACACACAGTGGGGCGGTTGATGTGAAGCGTTACCCGAAACGCAGCGTTAGTTCAAATGCAGGAGGAAGTTCGATGTTTGAGAATTCAGTGATTCCATTGGGGCTTGAGAAGTTGTTGGCTGGCATTGCGGCGAAGCAGGTGGCGCTGCGGCCGCCCAAGGCTGTGCGTGTCACGCTGTTGAGTGCGGCGAAGGCTGCGGTTGCTCGTGGCGAGTTGCCGGGGCTCTTGGAGTTCACGAGCGAGACCAACTACAGTTACAACGCACACGCCAAGACGCTGCGGGATTTTGCGGCCACCTCTGACATTGAGCTGCTGGAGGAATACGAGATCCGTGGGTCGAACACGTATGCTCGTGCCCTGCGCGGCTATCGCGATCTACTGGTTGAGTTCGTGAAGAAGCGGGAGCAGGCTCAATCCACGATGAAGAAGGCAGGGTAACGTATGGCGAGCGTATGGGCGCAGGAGAAGGGCGAGAAGGTGCCACGCAAGGTGGCGGGGAACCTCACCCCGGAGGCGGCGCGGCGTGCCATCCGGGTGATGGTGCAGTCGTGGAAGCAGCACCGTGGCCCGGTGGTGCAGGTGTGGGATTCAGAGTACCTCGTGTACGAGGGTGAGAAGGCGTTGGCGGCGGGCAAGCCTACGGGCTCGCTGTTCGTGGAATTTTTCTCTCCGCCTTCGCGCCCGGAGCCCGGCCAGCCTCACGCTAAAGTTAAGCCAGCCCCGGACGTTTCCCGCTCTGCAGGTCGGCAAGGGTAAGCCCGCCTGTCCATTGGAAGTGGGGGAATTCGCGAAAGCGCTGCCAGCGCCCGGCCCATTCTAGGCCCACGGATTCACCTATCTGCCCAATCCGGTTCCACAGTTCGCCATCTGCGCCGGTAGTGCCCCACACGGGCTTACCGTAGCGCAGGGGCACCACATCGAACGCCAGCCCGTAGTTGTGCATGGACTGCCCCGGCTTGGCCTTGGTGACAATCTTTCCGGGCGCGGTGCGCCCTTGGGCGTAGAGGCGTTCCTGCTCAGCCATGGAGCGCATGGTAGAGGTGATGATCACATCCACCTCGTTGCCCGGCCATTGCTGCTCGCAGAGGCGGAGAAATTCGCGGGCTTTGGCGGCGACGGCCGGGTGTAGATCTTCGATTCTGCGGCTGTTCACAACGAGCCTCCCTGCAGGGCAAGTTCTGGGTATGAGTGATTGATTCGGCGGCGGGCGATCGCGACGTAATCGGCCTCACGTTCGATGCCGATAAATTCAAACCCTTCCAAAGCCGCTGCTTTGCCTGTGCTGCCGCTGCCCATGAATGGGTCAAGCACGACGCCGCCCGGCGGCGTAACAAGGCGGCATAGGTAGCGCATCAAGTCAGTAGGCTTGACGGTTGGATGGTGGTTTTTGCGCTTTGGGTTTTCGAATGTGCGATCTTGGCAATTGCACCCATCAAGTACAGACGCCCCACAAGTCGCGCATTTTCGAGCTAGCCCGTTCCCTTTAGCCCCTACGATCTTGCCGTCAATGTCGTCTAGCCCTTCATCTCGATCCGCTTTACTTGCTTTCGCGCAGTAAAAGAATCTAGCGGCAGAGCCTGCCAGTCGCGTTACCTCATCGCTCCCGTCGTGGATTAGGTTGGCGGGCCAGCGGCCTTGTGGTTTGTAAGTAGCAGTGCTAAAGCCGGGATTGTTTAGCGTGACAGTGTGACCGCCTTGATGCGTTTGACAATGCTGCACTGCGCCAAGATCAACATCAGCGCCATGCGGAACTCTACACCCATCAATGTTCAGCGCACCCGCGCCGTGCGCCAACACATTCTCTGCCACCGTCCCTGCCAACGGCTTTCGGGCCACGGTGATCGGCTCTAGCGCGGGCTTGAGTGCGGTGCCCCAACCTTGCCAATCGTCCTTTAGGTTGTGCGACTTCGGGAACCCGCTGCCGTAAACCCACGCAATCATGTCGCGTATCTCAAACCCCGCATCCTCGATGCGAACGGCCATGCGGTGCTGGGTGCGAGTCCCAGCAAAAGCCAGCAGATGCCCGCCGGGCTTCAACACCCGCAAGCACTCACCCCATACTTCGACGCTTGGTACGTCGTAGTCCCATTTTTTGCCCATGAAGGACAGTCCATACGGTGGGTCGGTCACGACCGCATCGACGCTGCAATCGGGCAGCGTGCGCATCACCTCAAGGCAATCGCCGTGATGAATCACGCTTTTTTATTCCGGGCGTCGGCCGGGTGCAGATCTTCAATTCGACGACTGTTCATGGCTTGGCGCTCGCAAGTTTGGGTCGATCAAGAGATGGCTCCCACGTGGCGAGGCTTTCGTCCTGCGGGATGCGCACAATGTTTCCGCTGGAAATGTCGGTGAGAGCGCGCCGAAAGAGGCGCAGCCCCATCGGGGCAAGCTCTCGCTGCCAAAGCGCCATCGCGTCGTCGCCGGGGCGCACAAAGCACCAGTCTTGAGCGGCGATCGGCCCGCCATCCACGTGGTCGCTGAGCCAATACACGGTGCCGCCGGTCACCTTGTCGCCCATCCGGATGGCCCAGCGGATCGCATCTTTGCCCCGGTGCAGGGGCAGCAGTGACGGGTGATACCCAATGCCACCGTACGTGGTTCGCTGCAGCGCTTCGCTGGTGATGTAGTCGTGGCTGTGAGCCGTGACGATCAGATCCGTGCCGGGCGGCACCTTGTCTGCGGTGAGCCCGCTTTGAGGCTGGATGCCGAAAGCCAGCGCTTGGCTCGCCAATCGGTCAACCTTGTCGCCTTTGGGCGGCGGCGCAAACACGGCGACCACCTCGTGGCCAAGATGAAGCAGCAGCTCCAAAGCCGCAGCGCCGAAAACCTTTTGCCCAGCAAGAAGCACCTTCATGCGGCAGCTCCAATGTATTTGAAGCCTTGCACCGCCCGCCAGTGCCCGCCGTAGCCCGTCGCCATGCCGCGCTTGCGTGCGCCTTTCTTCGACTCGCCATGCAGCTTGGCGCTCGTCTGCCGCCAGCGTTTGTCGCGGCGCAGGCCAGCGCACAGGCCGGGATGCGAGGTGTGGAAGTACACGGCCTTTACCCGGTCGCCGTACTTGCCCTGCCCAGACGTTTGGTGCTCGCAGATTGCGTTGAGGAAGCGCAGGCCAATGCCAGCGCCTTGCCACTCCGGCATCACGACCATGCGAGAGGCGCGCATACCGCCCACTTCGAGGCGCGGGGAAACGGCCAAATGGCAGGCGGGCTCGCCTTCCACGGTGCCCACGTAATACGTTGCGGCGATCATGGGAGGCAGGCTCAGATAGTAATGCGGAGCAAAGAGCGGCCAGTAACTCCGGTCAACCTCCCAAACCTCAAGATCGAACCTTGGCCGTCGCCAAAGAGACCTCCCGGCTTGCCCGCGTTGGAAGGTAGCCGTCTGTGTGTCGTACACCCAATCGGGTTCAACCCATTCGATAATGTCGTAGTGGCAGCTCAGCAAAACGCATCGCTTGCCCTTCGTGCGCTTCCACGCCTTCGAAAACGCCATGGCCCCGAATTTCGCAATCTGGCGATCCACCACGGAGGTGAACTCATCCACCACGATTTCGTCGGGCTCTTCGCAAACAATGCGGGCTAGGTCGGCTCTGAATTTTTCGCCGTTAGAGAGCACCGGATACGGCCGCAGCCACGAGGGGACGCTGCCCAAGCCCACTGCAGCAAGCGCGCCGGTTACGGCATCGAAATCACCGCCCGGCAGAATGCAATCCACTATGGGCTTGTCGTGAGCCCAACCATTTGGCGAGTAGATGGCATCGTCACGCCCAAAGATCCGCTTACCTAATGAGGTTTTGCCGGAGCCGGACGGCCCTACGATCAGCCCAATCTGCCAACTGCCGTCGTCGATCTCCAGATTGGCTTCGTGTTCGAAGTTTGCGCCGCTTTCGACGTTGAACAGGCTCTTGACGCGGGCGGCCCGGTAGCTCTTGAAGTCGTCGCACGAGTTGCGAACGGCAATCTTCACGTGCTGACCAC